GCCTCGATTCTCAACCTTGCAGCGTATTCGCCGCTACTGGTAACCATCTTCGATGCCCATCACCGTCACCGCCACCCCTGGCAGCTCCACCGCCAACAGCTACATCAGCGTGGCTGAGGGCACCGCCTACGCAGATCTCCGGCTGGGCACCACCAACTGGGGCACGGCCACCGAGGACAACCGGGGGCGGGCGGTGATCGCTGCCACCCTCGCGCTCGACGCGCTGGAGTGGGTTGGCACCAAGGCCGACGCCACCCAGGCGCTGCTCTGGCCCCGCAAGGACGCCAAGTGCGGAGAGAAGGACTACGGCACCACCGTGATCCCCCCGGAGCTGAAGCAAGCCTGCTTTGACCTGGCAGAGACCCTTCTGGCCAGCCCCACAGCTCTCACCGGCGGCAACGCCAGCCTCACCGAGCTGATCCCCGGCATCCCGAACGCTGACCTTCAGTCGGCTCAGATCGACGTGCTCAACGTGGTGTTCAAGGGCACCGGGTCCGGAGCGCCGATCCAGCGCAACGCGCTCACCGTGCTGCCCCACCTCCGGGGGCTGCTTGGCTGCCTCTGCCTTAGCACGGCTGCGGGCACGGGAACGATTAGAGTCTACCGGTCGTAACGATTTCTCAACGGCTGTGACATCGTCGGAGCAGCTGACGATGTTCCAGCCCAAGGCGCCACCAGCCAAGACCAAGCCTCCCTCTGGTGGCCACCTTGCCGAGCCCCTGACGCGAGCCGAGCGCCACCGGTTCGGACGGTTCTACGCGGAGAACATCGGCCTGGTGCGGAAGTTCGCCGGCACCCTGCGCAGGAAGTACGGCCACTGCGTCGCCAGCGAGGATGTCAACTCCTGTACTGATCTGGCGTTTCTGAAGGCCTGTCGGGCCTGGGATCCGGAGCGGGGCAAGTTCAGCACCATCTTTTGGCGGTTTGCCGAGGGGGAGGTTCTACACCACATCCGAAGCAGCAACTGGGCTGTAGCGGCTCCTTACCGCACGCGAGAGATGGGGATGAGGGCCAGGCGAATGCTGGAGGCCGGCATCCCGCCTGCCATGGTCTGCCAGGACCTGCACTGCTCGGCCGATGATCTCCGCCTTGCCCTGGTGGCCACGGCTGCTGTAGGGCGGGAGTCGCTGGGATTCGAGCTTCACGCCTGCCCCAGGCCCACGCCGTGGGATGCGCTGGAGGATGCGGAAAGCTAGAGCAACAGCAACATCAGGATGGCCGGGACTTATTTCGCCGCAGTTGGGATCCGGTTCTGGGTCAAGGTCGGCACCGTTGCGAGCGCTCCGCCAACCTCTACAGCCGGCATGACTGAAGTGCTATCGGTCACAGACAACAGCATTCAGAACTCCAACACGAGCCAGCGGGTCAACGACTACAGCAGCGAGCTGGGCTACGGGAAATCGCTGGTCACCGAGAGCGGCTACAGCCTCCCCTGCAACCTGAACCTCGATCCAACCAGCGACGGTTACAAGATCCTCCGCAGAGCGGGCACCCAGGCCGCCAACGGCGTGACGCTGCAATGGTTCCGCCAACTCCCCGTAGTGGCTGGTACCGATGCGCTCGGCCAATGCGACGCGGGTGTCGCCATTGTGTCCCAGTTCCAGGAATCCCTTGCCACCAACACCGTGGCAACGATGACCTTCAACCTTGAGGGCCAAGGCGCTCCGATGATGTATCAACAGGGCAGCGCCATCGCCACCCTGACCATCACCAACGGCGGCGTTGGCCTGACCGCTGGCACCGGCGTGGCCCTGGTCAGCACCAGCCCCGCCCAAGGCAGCCTCTCTGGCCGCAATGCCACGGTGACCACCACCGTCAGCTCTGGCGTGATTACCGGTGCCACCATCGTGGCGGGCGGCCAGAACTACAAGGTGGGTGACATCCTCACCATCACCGACCCCACCGTGTTCGGCACGGGCGACACCGCCCCGATCCTGACCGTCGCCACCGTGGCCTGATAGGCTCGGCCCGTGGGTTTGAACCACGGGGATTACTGGCCCGGCGCTTGGGAAGGTGCCGGGCTTTTTCATGGCTACCGCTTGCCTGCCGCTTGCCGCTGCCACTCCGCGGCGAAGAACCGATCAAAGGGGAGCTTGTCAAACGCTGGCGCGATCCAGTTGCGCGGCGGCATGACTCGGCCTGTACTGGTGACGTAGCCGGTCAGGATCAGGGGCGCATAGCCGAACCCCCGTGGAGTCCGCACGCTCCAGGTGAGACTCAGACTGGTGGCGTCTGGATAGTCGCGACGCTGCGACCGCAGGAAGGCGCCAGTGTCCACGATGTCGCGAGGGCTGCTGACGGTTGTGCCGTTCCTGCGGCGGGTGGTGCCGGGCCATGGGAACTGCACCGTCTGGATCTCCTCCTTCAGCTGGGGATCGAGGACGTTGCCATAGGCCCGCATGATCACCGGCACACGCAACCGCAGCTGGTTGGCGTTCCAGTTCGTCAGGCTCAGCTCTGCCTTGATCTCAGCCATCGATGAAAACCCGCAGCCGGATCTTGTCGCCCAGCACCGCCTGCAGCGTGCCGCCCAGGAGCCCGGTAGTGCCGTAGGGGAAACGCTCCTGCAGGACCTCGCAGCGGCAAGCGGGCTTGCCTGCAAAAATGAGCTGACCGGTCACTCCAGGCCGAACCCTGGCATCCAGGGCCTGAGGATTCACCGCGTAACCCTCCAAGGTGATGGAGTCGGTATCGACCCCTGGAAAGCCTGACCCTGACCGGCCACCCTCGCGGAGGTAAAGCCCCACGGTGACCGGCTCCACCACCGGCAGGACGTTGCCTGTCAGCTGGTCAATCGTGGTCCCAACCGTCGGCAGCTCCAGCGTGAGGCTGGAGTTGGCAATCGCCGTGAGAGCTGATGTCATGCCATAGGTTGCCCCATCAGCGGCAACCTATGGGCAGTAGGGGGCGACTGTGGCTGAACAGCTGGGCGATGCCGTACTGACCGTTCGGGCCGATACCCAGGCGCTGGATGCGGGGTTGGCGCGGGCGCGGCAGAACGCGGAGCAGACCGGCGCGGCTATCGGGCAATCGTTCACCAAGTCAGGTCAAGCCCTGCAAACCGCAGCAAACGGCCTCCAGTACTACATCGACGCACAAGGGCGGGCCAGGGATGCAAGCGGGCGGTTTGTAACAAACGTCGAACTTCAGGCGGCAGGATTACAAAAGCTGGGCTCCGCATCCGCCGGCGCTGCCAGTGGCATCCTGTCAGTTGGCGCAGCTTCCAGCAGAGCCGTAGTAGGTGTTGAAGCGCTCAAAGCATCCCTAGCAACCATCGCCGCACAACTGGCGATCTTTGAGACAGTTCGGCGGATTGCCTTTTTCACTGGCGATCAAATTACGCAAGTTGACAAAGCAAGCGCAGCAGTTAGGACACTTGGAGTAGATAGCAAGGAGTTAGGCCTACGCCTTGAGGCGTTGTCGTTGCAACTTGGCAACAGCGTCAGTAAGGCTGAGCTAATCAAAGCCGCGTATGACGTGGCTTCCTCGGGCTTCGCCGATGCAGCCAGCGCTACGCAAATCCTTAAAGCCTCGGCATTGGGCGCACAGGGAGGCTTTACCCAGCTTGATGATGTGGTGCGGGCGGTGACCGGCGTGATCAACGCCTACGGCCTCACAGCGGACAAGGCCACCACGATCGTTGACCAGTTCCTGCAAACACAAAACGATGGTGTCATTACGGTTCGCCAGTACGCGGCCGAGATCGGCAACGTCGCCAGCATTGCCGCAGCTGGTGGCGTCAGCCTGGAACAGCTCAACGCGGCCATAGCAACCGCAACCCTGAGAGGTGTGCCGGTCTCGCAAACCTTCACCGGCATTCGCCAAGCCATCAGCAGCATCCTCAAGCCAAGCCAGCAGGCGGCAGAGCTGGCAGCAAGCCTCGGTGTTCAGTTCAACGTCTCAGCCCTGCAAACCAAGGGGCTTGCGGGTGTCCTGGCAGATGTTCAACAGAGGACTGGCGGCGCGGCGGACAAGATCGCCATCCTGCTCGGATCAGTTGAAGCCCAAGCCGCTATTCAGCCGTTACTCAATGACAACCTGGCCAAGTACAACGAGCTCTTAGGCAAGCAAGCAAACGCAAACGGCGCAGCAGCAAAAGCAGCCGAAATCAATGCCGACACTATCTCCGGCCAACTTACAAAGATAGGTAACGGCTTTAGCAACCTTGCCACTAATCTGGACAGCGTTCTAAGTCCTGTATTCAAAAGGCTGCTAGACGTTGTCGATAAGTTGCTGCAGGGAATTAACAAAGCTCTACTGTTCAATCCGTCACGCGTCAGCGAAGCCGCCAAGGAGGCGGGCAGCCTTACCACTGACCTGTCAGCCGGGCTAGGACCTCAGCGCTTCACGTATCAAGGGAAAACCTACACGGGTTCGGCGCTGGAAATTCGTCGGGCGCTTACTCGTGACATTGTGCTGGGCGAAGTTGGCGGAGCGCAAACTGCAACCGCTCCGCCCTCTCGTGGCACTCCGTCTGCTGCTGGAAGTGGTGGCGCCGTTGTCTCTCCGGATCAACTTGCCTTGATTCAGAGGCAGTCCGATCTTGAGATCACCGGCCTGCGCGAGAAGCTGGACCTTGCCCGTCAACTGGCAGGGCTCAACTCCGTTGATCGCGCACGGCTGGAAGGCGAGGTGACCCTGAATGAGAAGCTTCGCAGCATTGAAAACACCAGGGCACAGCTCAGGCGAGAGCTGGCCAAGCCCCTGGGCGCCGGTACTGGCAGCCCGTCGGAGCAGGATCCAGCCAAGGTGCTCTCACTGCAGAACCAGATCAGGGCCGGGCAGATCGAGGCCGAAACCATTGCCGTGCGCAACCGCCAAGCCGAGGTTGAGGCCAGCCGAGCTCAGGGAGACCGCCTCCGGCAGATCCAGCTGGAGAACGAAGCGGCCGATCAGAAGCTGTCGCTCACGGTCAAGCAAACCGCGCTGGAGCGCGAGGCCCTCCGGACTGGCGTTGAGGTGAGCCGCACGGCTCAGCTGCGGCTACAGCTCCAGGATCAGATCGCCACCGCCACCAGGCAGGAGCGAGCAGCGCGGGAGGCCCTCGCTACCGAGCTGTCTCGGCCAAAGGAGGATCAGAGCCGCCTGGCTGTTGCCGATCTGGTGGTGAAGCTCAACAACGCAAACAACAACGTTCGCCAGGCCTATGCCGATGCCGGCAAGAGCCTGGTAGAGAATGCCCGATCGGCGGCCGGTTCGCTGAAGAGCGCCCAGGAGAGCATTCAGGGGAGCCTGCGCGGGGGGTTCCAGTTCCTCTCCGGCCGATTGCAACGTGAGCAACTGGAGAGAGCCAGGGCAGCCATTCAACCCCTGGTGGATCGTGGCGTAATCCGAACCGGGCTGGACATCTCATCGCCGGAGAAGCTGTTTGGCTTGGCGTCATTCGCCGAGAGCTTCACCAAGGCCCAGGCCAACCTGGATCAGGCGTTGGCGGAGAACGCTAAGGCCACGGCTGAGCTGGTGGCCAAGAACTGGAACGTCGTGGTTCAACTGCCCCAGCAGCAGACCGTGCTGGCACTCTCTAACACCTGATCATGCCTGTCGTCACCATCGGGAGCTTCACCGCCGACTTCCTCACGGCTCAGCCCTTCGGTTACGAGGGCGATGCGCGGGCAGGGCTGACGGCTCGCACGTTTCAGATCGCCGGGCTGCTCACGCCAGCGGAGTGGGTTGCCCTGGTCTCCGCCTATGACACCTGGCGCAATACCCGCATCACCGATCCGGACACGTTCAAGGCCGCAGCGATCGGCACCACGGTCAATCTCACGATCAGCGGCGCCAATGGCCTTGCCGTCTCGGCTCTCCCGTGCTGGTTCACTGAGGCCCCGTCAGGCCAGCAGGCCGGGCGATACGTGCAGGCCTCTGCCACCCTGGTGGATGCAGCCCAGGCCCTCGCGGTGGTGCTGCGCCAGGCCGAGAAGGAGCTTGATCGCGACCTGCCAAGCGGGTTGGGCACCGTCACCCTGGGCAGCGCCGTGGTGACACTGACGGCGCCCATGCTCGGCCGGCGGGACGGTCCCCAGGTTGCGCTGACGGCTGGCGGGGTGTCGTACGTCACCGGTGCGCTGGCTGCCCACCAGCTTCGGCAGATCAACGGCATCATTTCCACCGGCACGCCGGCCGACGTGCTCAGCTGGTTTGACACCACGATTGGCAGCATCCCCGCTTCGGGCACTTGGTTCCCAGCGTCCGACCCGACATTCACCGCTGAGGCCATCGTCTCTGGTGGCGTCAAATTGACCCGTAACAGCGTCAGCGTCTCGGCGGTGAGGATCATCTAATGACGCTGGACATCCGCGCGACCGTTACATGCAACCTCGGCCCGCTGATCCAAGGCAGCATCTCGGATTCCTATGTGCAGAACAGCGGGCTGATCCAGACCTCTGGCACCGTCACCCTGTCGGGTTTGTTCGTGCCGGCCATTGGCACAGCAGTGACTATCAGCTACACCAAGGCCGGGATAACGCGCACCATCCCGCGGCGGCTGCGGGTGCTGAGCTCGTTCGCTGACCCGCTCCGGCGCACTACGGCAATCGAAATGGGCTGCAAGCTCACCTACCTGCAGGACCTGCAGCAGAAGATCAACTGGACGGCATTCAACGATCCGGCCACCACGATGACCGAGGGCGATGCCGAGATTGTGACGGTTCCTATCCGAGCTCAAGGAGTTGCGCAGAAATGCTTGACGGAGTTGGGCATTACGGCCAACGGTATAGCGCTGACAAATAATTTCAGCACCGCAAAGTATGATTTTAGCCCCGGCTACGTGTCGGTTCTTAATGATTTGCTGCTGTCCGAGTCTGTCTGTGGCTACCTGGATTCGTCCGAGGTTCTACAGGTGTTCAACCTGGCCAGCCCAGGCGGCACAGGGCCGGTTATTGACGCGTCGCAAATCATCGACATCAGCAAGATCGGAGCAGGCCAGCTGCCGGGTGAGGCGGTCACGGTCAGTTACAGCACCCTGCGACTGAAGCAGCCCGACTCCGTGCCAGCAAACCGGCCTGATTCGCCATGGGAGAAGACCAAAAACCAAAGCGAATATAATGTAAACATATCCTATACGGCTACCGTTGACAACGGCGGGGGACCGCAGCAGATTGCAGCAATCTATACTCACCCAGTAATCGAAACAACCGTTACAGAAACGGAGTACACAACCATTACAAACAGCCAAGGCGATCAGCTAAGGCTACCATCGCGCAGAAGCACAACCCTGACGACATCAACAGCGGCAGTAATTGGCAACATCTACGCCAGCTATCTAAGCAACGGCGTCAAGGTCTCGCCCTATCAGGTTGATAAATACACAACAGAAGTATTCTCTTACGACACAGAGGGCAACGAAACAAGCCACGAAAAACGGGTTTATGGCTCTGTGGTGTTTTTGCTGTCTGATTTGTCCATCCCCTGGGTGCTGGACGATGGCAGTCTTGTGACGATTCCTGCCGGTGATTACGGCATTGATGGGGAGGATCGCTTTACGGCAACCGTAGGCAGCAAAAAACATGTGACCATTAACACCTATGGGCCATGGCATAAGACCATTACGGGCCAACTGGCGGGATCCAATGCCCGCGACTCAATCACAACAGCGGCAGAAGCGGCTGAGTATATCAATGCAATGCTAGAAGGTGGCCTAAGTCTGATCGACTCACGCACCGAAACCCTGTCAACCGATACACCAATATCAGCGCCAACCAAGGCGGATATCAATAACGCCAAATATGCCAAAGGCGGCAATCCTGCGAATGGTTACCGCGTCGATGCGAAATCTTCGGTGCTACTGGCGATGGGCAGCGCAACCGCGCAACGGCGAATTGAGCTGACGATGCCGAAAGCCCCTGACGACGTGTTTTTCTCCTCTGGTGGCGGCGTCTACGGCTCAGCCGCCTCCAGCGCTCAGCAAAAGGCTCAGCTGTTCGGCGTGACTCAGAACCGCATCCTCCTGGGCAACCGAAACGGCGTCAGCCTCCAGACCTTGCCCGAGGTGCTACCAGCACCGCCGTTCTCGCCGTTCGTGGTTCGATCGGGCAATGCCTCAGCCCTCTACCGGACCAATGGCACTACCTGGACGTTTGACGCCCAGGGAGTTGTAGCCAGCTGTGACGCGCTGTTCTGGGGTGCTGTAGGCGGTACGGGCTCGCCGTGGTTCCCGGTCGCGCCTGGCGTCACCCTGCCGGCTGAGCCGAGCACCACCACGGTCACGATCAACGACAGCAGTGGGAACCCCGTCCACACCTATCAGCAGATGACGGTGGCGACGGCAATCCCTGCGTACAACGAAACAACCCTACTGGTTGGCTCGTTAAAGCTGCGGCCAACCGTGAGAGGTTATGACTACCTGTTCAACGAAGTCCTACCACTAACGCCAACACTAACAGTAGGTGCAGCCATCACTTTGTATTCTCCAATTACAATTCCAGCCGCAACGGTCACCGTTGCAGCACTTGCACCAATGCTGCCGAGGCCTGGAATACGTATTCCTGCGGCAGCTATTGCCGTTGCGGCGCTTGCGCCAACAGTGGGCGGTCGGAAAGCGCTGGTGGTTCCAGCGGCAACCATCAGCGTTGCAGCGATTGCGCCGGCCCTGGCTCAGACCATCCTAAACCTGGGTCCCGTCTTCTACTGGGATCCCTCCAACAGCTCAACGGTGACACTGAGCGGTTCGGAGATTCAGTCAATCACCGATCAGGGCAGCCGTGGGTGGACTCTCACAAAGAGTGCAACGGGTCCGCAGATCTATACCGATGGCAGCAGCAGGAAGTGGATCGACTGGGGTACTGGTGGGCACAACAACTACCTCAGAAACACCACCAGCACAGACACGGCCATTGCGGAATGGTATATTGTGGTAGACGCTAACTACGGATCAACGTTCGCCACATACAACGGGCTTGTGACTGCTACCGTTGACGATACTAACCCTAATGAGTGGTTTGTTGCAGGTTACCAAGGCTTGGCCGGCTTTGATTCAACTGGCAGTAAGTTTGATGCCGCATACCTCAACGGTTCGGCTACAAATAGCTATGCAAGTGTCCTGCCGACCATCAACGGCCCGACACTTCTCAGGATCAAGAAGCTCGACGACACAGCGGCCACGCTCCAGTCCGGGGTGCAGTTGGGCAACGACCGGAATAATGCAAACCGCGGATGGGGCGGGCTGATGGGGGCGGTTGTCGGCTTTGCGTCCCCGCTGTCTGTCGCAGATCGAACCGCCATCCAAGAGATTCTGGCCAATGCGTGGGGCATTACGCTGGTTTGAGGCAAACTAAGGCACTGCTGCGGTTTCATGCCAGTCACGATCCAGCTCTATGACCACACTGCTAAACGGTTTGCATCCGGGGAGAATGCCGCAACAGATACCTACAAAGTCAAGCTATTCACGGCGGCTACCTTTAACGCAAGCCACACAACCGAGGCCGCTGCAGGTGGCACCGAGGTCGCCAACGGGAATGGATACACCACGGGCGGCGCAACCCTGGCAAATGTCACGGTTACAACTGTTTCAACCAATGATGCCAAATTTGATGCCGATGACGTGATTTGGACAGCGACGGGCGGAAACATTGCGGCGGGTTTCGCCAGGATTTACAACGACACCGACGCCAACGATCCCCCCGTAGCATTCATAGACTTTGGCGGCACCGAGACTAGGGTGAGCGGCGATGATTTCCTGTTGGCATGGAATATCGCTGGCATCTTCACGTTTACGGTGGCCTGATCATGGCCAGAACTCAAAAACTCAGCAAGAAAGAGCTCAAGCGAGTTGCCGCAGCCGCCTATGAGGGCAAAGGCATCCGCGTGATGCTCTGCAACGTTGGCAGCACCGGCTACGACGAGGAAAGCACAGTTGCAAACTGGCAAAGCGTTGAGCTGTCAGGCAACGGCTACGCTCGATTCTCGGCAACCGTTGGCACGGGCGCCTATGACAACACGGCTGCAGCCTATCTGCTGCCAGATATTGACGCCGTGTTCACTGCAAGCGGCACCGGGTTAACATGGGACACCGTCGTTGTGTACTTCAACGGGGAGACCTATGTTCACTCCGTCACGACCGAGGCCCCAGCCCTTGCCATGGTGGCCGGTCAAGCAAAGACCTACAGGATTGGCCTCAACACTGACGATTCATGACCACCTACGTCAGGATAGAGACAGGCAGCGAGCTTCTCAGGCGGGCACGGGTAGAAGTTGAAGCAAAACGACTGGCCTTCCAGGAGCAGCAAGAGATCGACGAAGCAATCAAAAAAGCAACACCTGAAACCAAGGTTATTCCAGATGAACTGTTGCCAGCGCCAAAACAACAGGAGGCAGCGGCACTTTATCAGCCGCAGCTAGTAGAAGGCCTTACCTATGTCACCGTAAACGGATCATACGCAGAGCAAACATTAAATCTATCGCTTAAAATGGAAACATTTCTAAACAAGAGCAAGCTTCTAGGTGATACAGTTATTGCCACCAAGGGAACGAAAATCTACGAAACAACGTCTGATCTTGTTGGGGCGGGAGCTGCCTTGGGATTTGGATACAGCTATGACAATCTGAGTTGTGAGTACCGTGGCACGGGCTCTTCAGGCGCATACATACCGACCGCTGGAACCCCAGGACAATGGCTCGAATATGGCGCACCACAGGCTACTCCAACCGGAACACAGGATTTATATAATATCCGTATTCAGCACAACTGGCTAGACGTAATTGTGTACGACGAAAGGCGGCAAGGCGATGATTTGGGAATCTATAATACTTTTAACGAAATCTTGCTATTAGAACCACAACCAGGCGACATAGCATTTAGTTTGGAAGAATCTAAGCGTGGATATTTTATCTATGATCCTTTCCCTTATCCCGTGTTCGAAGATAGAGAAGGATATAACGACTGGTACGCCTATAACGATTTACCGGAACTACGCCCCTATGTTCTTGTGGGTCCTAAAACACCAATGCCGAGCAGCATACTAGGATCATCGTTCTACGGCCAAGTGGAATGGAGACTAATTGTAATAGTACTATACGAAGTAGTAGACAACGCAGCCAGCAAACTTAGGTACATTTCGCCAATACCGCTAACAATCGCCTGCCTTGCAACCGAAAGCCGATCACACAAAATCAACATTGTCTACCCTGATGATTTTGTGGCGGGTTTTAAAGACTTTGGAAGTACTGAATTTGCTGACGCCCCTGCAACAAGAAACGCGGTCACTTACGCAGTAACAGTATTTGGCAGGCAAAATGCCGGAGAACAATGGGGACGCGCCTATGCTGAAAACATTGCGCGATCGTTCTATCAGGATACGGTAATTGACGAAGGATCGCTGCCATCAAATATCTACTTCTCTGCGTTTTCCGTAATAATTGGAGGCTATAAAGTGACAACATGGAAAAACACACCATTCGATCCTGGTGGAACACCAGCGCCTGAGAACCAGCCCTCGCAAGTCACCGGCTTTTACAATGCCGTGATCAGAGATCCTCGAAACTAGCGACCATGAACGTACCTCAGGCACAAGCGGCGCTGATTGCCCAGGCGCAATCCTCCCAGCTGGTGGCCCGTTACATTGCGCTACGGCGCTCTCATGTTGAACGCGCCGTAGCTCAAACCATCCGCACCGCCACCACGAAATGACCGACCTGCCATGGATCGTTCCTCCCGCTCCGGCGACTGTGCGCCGCATCGGTACGCCGGCCAGCGGAATCCTGGAGATTCCGGTTCTTGGTGGCCTTACCGTTGAAGAGGCGCGGATCATCGGCGAGATCACGGCCGAAGATGTTTCGGCTTTCGTGCTGGGAGCTCAGTTGGCGGAGGCGATCAGCAAAGACGAAGGTATCAGCATCCTGGAGGCCTTTGACTTGGTTGAGGCATTCGTAGGTGGTAAGGCGCTGGAAGGCCATAGCGCGGAAATCCGGATCCGGCACGCCGAACAGCTTCAGGCGGTTGCGACGGCCTACTCAGCCAGTGGCCAGCGGCAGATTGATGCCTCGGTGACCGCCGTGGTTCGCTGCCGGCTTGGTTTGCCGGGGTGGACCATCCCGACGTGGTTTCCGCGGGTGCTGCTCGACGGCATCTGGGCGCTGATCCGCGACGAACAGGCAGCCGAGAACCTCCCGCCCGCGCCGGTCACTGAGGACGACCTGGGAAAGCCGCCAGCGGACGATGGGAGCCCCAGCAAACCGACTGGGCGGCGGTCTTCTGGGAACTCGCCCGCGCCTACCCCGGCCAGTTCAACCGAGACACCTTCGGCCGGGAACTGAGAGCTGTTGTGATCACCGCTCACCGGGAGTTGCAACGCCTGGAGCGCCAGGCGGCGGCCGTGGCAGAGCTCCCCATTGCCCAGCTGGTGGCGCTCACGGCGAACCTCAACCGCGACACGGTCAAACGCCCGCAGCCATTCAAGACCGAGGACTTCTGTTTCTACCGGGAAGGCTCCAGCGACGCCACCATCTCCGCCGAGGTGGCGGCGGTGGCCCTTGACCTCAGGCGCGAGAACCGCTGCCCTGAGCTGATCCTGGCGGCCTGGCCCGACGTGGTGGCCAATGCATCACCAGATGCTCGCCCGCCGCAGATCAGGGCGCTTCACAGCGAAGATGGCGCCGTGTGGGTCTTGGCGCCGCGGTTCGAGCCCCAGGGAATCCGCGGGGGACTGGTGGCAGTCCGAGGCGAACGGATCAGCGGCAAGCTTCAGCTAAGAGAACTTGACCGCCCGATGCTCTGCCATTCCGTGATCCTGCCGGCCCGGCCGGGGTTCGGCTGGCTGGAATCCAATCTGCTGTTGAGGACGCCATGAACGTCCGGCAGTTCCGCGACGCGTTGCAGGCCACCCTGGCCCCGGCACTGGGTAGCTACCAGCTCCCCAACGGCTCCAGCACGCCAGCCTGCAGCGTTCGCAACTGGGGTGATGGGCCACCAGCGGGAACAACGGTCACGGGACTGGAGGCGATCATCATCCGCGAGCCTGCCACCGTGCCGATCCGGCAGTACCAGGATGAGCAGTCGCTGAACGAGTGGTCCTGCTACCTGGTCAACTGGACCGGGGGTAACAACTCGTTGCAGGCTGCTGTCGGCGTGATCCTCGCGGCGTGGCCTGGCACGGTCGCGAGCCAGATCCAGGTCTCCCAGGGGGTTGGCCCGCTCGCGCAGGTGCAGCTGACGATTCGGGACTATGTGACCGTGGCGGCAGCGTTTGCGGCTGCGGCAGCCCTGTTACTGGAAGACGGCGGGTATCTGCTGCTGGAAGACGGCGGCAAACTGTTGCAGGAGTGAGGCGCCATGGCTGACCTGAAACTGTCACAGGCGACAGCCGCTGGCGTCCTGACCGGCTCCGAGCTCGCCTATGTGGTCCAGGGGGGCAACAGCCGGCGCACCACCGCCCAGGCCATCGCCGATCTGGCCGGCACTGCAGGGCTGACGGCGCGGCTCAACGCGTTTCGGGACGCAGCGACGTTCCACGTCAGCAAGCGGATCTCAGCCAGCGACAGCAACAACGGCACCAGCGACGGCGAGCCGTTCCTGACGATCGACGCGGCCTACGCGGCGGCAAATGCCTACGTAGTGGCCAATCCTGGCGCAAAGGCAAAGATTGTGGTTGGGCCTGGCATATTCACCGAGCCCAACCTGCCTTTCCGATCGCGGCCAAACATCTACGCCAGGGGATCATCTCAGCGCGGGACCACGATCAAACCCGCAGCCGGGCAGGAGCTGAACGGATTCTTTGCACTGGACTCTGGGTGCATGGTGGAGGGTTTCCGGTTCGCCGGACACCAGGCCACGGGCACCAGCGCAACCGATAGCAACGTCGGCACGCGTGCATGGGCAATCCGGTTCAACGAGCAAGCGAATGGCGGCCTAGGGCCGATCATCTACGCCAGCCCCTACGTTAAAGATTGCGTCAGCATTACGGCCGAGGATGACGAAGGCCTGGCCGGTTCTACCAGCACTGGCGACACAGGCGGCGGCATTGAAGTGGACGGGGCGAAGTGTCACCCGAACAGCCCAGTTCGAAGCATGGTGGTGTACGGATACACCCAGCAAAACCTAGGCGGTCCTGGAATTGTCGTAAAGAATGACGGATACTCTGAGCTAGTTTCATTCTTTGGCTACTTCTGTACTTGGCACGTCAGGGCCGAGACCGGCGGATGGATCACCCTCTCTGGCGGCGGCTGCTCTGGATTCGGAACCTACGGCGTCGTCGCTAACGGCTACAGCCCCACGGCTTTGTATACCGGCTCGGTGCGAGTTGTAGCGCTGGTTGGCGCTACCCAGGTTGATGTAGTCAGCCTCACCAGTAACCGCATTGGCAGCAGTAACAGGCCGCACAATGGGCAGGTGATCTTGCTTGGGGCGAACACCTACGTGGTGTCGTCCTCTGTGCCGATCAACAGCTCGGGCGTTGAGGTTGCGGACGACAGCCCGTCGCGGGCGGGCTACCGCGTGAATATCTTTAATCCCAACGGCTCCGGCCTGGTGGCCAGTGTTCCACAAGGGACGACGGCAGACTTCAGGCGGATCAGCCGGGTCAGCGCTGGGGCTCATACGGCGCTGTTCGTTGGTAGCGGCACCAACTACAACGCGGTCCCCTGGAATGGGGGCATTCCGGTCAGGGCCAACCAGTTTGTTGAGGAGAACTTCGGCCGGGTATATGGCCTGTCGGTCAATGATGCCGGCGACATCTACGCGGCCAGCGGTGCTTTCCAGATCGACGGCACAACTGGCAGTGTCACTATCTCAACAGATCAGTTTAATCTCTCCGGCCTAGACGGCATTGGACCGTTTACGCGAGGCGGTGGCGCTCCTGTCGGGGTGCAGGCGAAAGAGTTCAGCAACAACATCACATTGTTGGCTTCAACCGGAGTCAGCGCCAGCGATACCTTGCCGACCCAGTTCGCGGTCAGGTCCTACGTTGACAACCGGTTCCTTACCAACATCACGGCCACGGCTGGCCAGCCGCTGACGATCAGCGACACCAGCACACAGGACGGCCAGGGATTCTGGACGCGGACTCGCAACATCGCGCTCAGTCTCAACGGGGCCAATGGCTTGGCTCAGCTGACGGCATCCGCCCTGCTGCCCCTCAGCCTGCTGCCCCCTGCTCCAGTTCGGGTCACGGTGCGCAACACCACCGGAGCGACGATCGGCGCGGGGGTGCCGGTTTACATCACCGGCAGCTCGGGCACCACCATGCTGGTAGCCCCGGCTGACGCCTCCGTTGAGGCCACGGCGGCCACCACGCTGGGCGTCACCGAGGCGGCGATCGGGAATAACTCCACCGGCGTGGTGGTGACCTCGGGCGAGCTTGGCGGGATTGACACCAACGCTCTCACTGAGGGCGCGGCGGTCTGGCTGTCCGAGACCACCGGCCAGATGACGAGCACCCGGCCAACTCAGCCTGCTCATGGTGTGCTGCTCGGATTCTGCCAAAAACGAGCGGCCGGATCCGCTGGGATCCTGTTCGTCCAGGTGCGGAACGGCTGGGAGCTGGATGAGTTGCATGATGTACTGATCAGCAGTCCGACTGCTGGGCAGGTGCTCCGGCGTGCGGCTGACGGGTTGTGGAAAAACGCTGCACTTGCGGCTGGGGACATCAGCGGACTGGCTGCGGTGGCCACCACGGGCGCCTATGGCGATCTCACGGGCCGGCCAACCCTGGGCACAGCGGCGGCGGCCAACACCGGCACGGCGGCCGGAAACGTGGTCATCTTGGACCCCTTGGCCCGCCTACCAGCGGTTGACGGCTCGCAGCTGACCGGGCTGCCAGCGGCATTCAACCCCGCCATCCCCGGCCCGATCGGCGGCACGACGCCAGCAGCGGGAACCTTCACCGCCCTGGTGGCCACCACTCGCCTAGGCCTTCCCTCCGGTGCCCCCGCCAGTCCTGCGGCGCGTGATCTCTATCCGGTAGCCGACACCCTGCGCTACCGGGATTCGGGCAACGTTGAGCGGCTGCTGCTGAACAGCGCTGACAACCTGGCGAACCTGGCGAACTTGGTCACGGCTCGCGGCAACCTGGGTCTGGGGACCGCTGCCACGGCGGCATCCTCGGATTTCGTCTCTGCCACAACCACCAGAGCAGCCAACCTGGTGTTTGCCGGCCCCGCATCAGGCGCGGCTGCGGCGCCAACGTTCCGCGCGTTGATGGCGGCGGATCTGCCGTTTGCAATCAGCACCAACACGGCCCAAAACCTGGCAGCAACGGCGGCGGCCGGATCCAGCGGGCAGGTTGCCGATGCTGCGCACGTCCACCAGTTCCAGCCCACAGATATAGTGATCCCACTCAGCAGCGAGGGCACGGCGGTGACGGTCGCAACCCTGCTAACAATTCCGTATTGGCCCAGGCCTCAGGTATTCACGGCAGTCCCGGTCTGGATGCTGAACGGCGCACCAACAGGCGCCGCAATGCAGCTAGACATCAGGGTAGGCGGCACGTCCATATTC